GCCGCCTATAAGGACGTCCTGCGAAAATGTACGCCGCAGCGTATCGCCGGAGCACCGGCTGCATGTCAAAAACAGATAGGAGGAATATCCAAGTGAAATTACAAAGGATTGCATTTATTATCGGCATTCTACTGTGCCTCGCGGCACTATGCACATCAAATGCAGCGAGCGAAGATACCGCGGGAAAATCTCAAGTTCCTTGCCAGCGTATCAGCCCGTCAATGACTGCGACGGTTTCTGCGGCACAGCTTGCCGCAATCACGTCTCTCGCCGAGAATGCCCCCGCCAGAGCTGCACAGTACATAAACATCAGCATGACGGAAGCGGAGCGTGACGAGCTGGCGGCAATCGTCTATCTCGAAGCCGGAAACCAGTCGGAGGAGGCACAGCAGGCGGTGGTTGAAGTGGTATTCAATCGAGTTCTCAACACTTACTTCCCCGATACCGTGCATGACGTGCTGTTTGAGGGCGCGGACAGCTCCGTTCCTCAATTCTCCCCCATCGCCCTGATCGACACCGTAACGCCGGGGCAGGCGCAGTATGACGCCATTGATGGCGCGCTGTATGGAGACACGATACTTGATGCCGATGTAGTGTACTTCTCGCGCAACGGAGAGAACGACCGCGTATGGGGGCAGATTGGAGATCATGTCTTTTGCTGCGAATACCTTTGGGGGTGACGATGTGGCGCGAAAAGCTGAGATGATTTTTAGGATCATCTGCGTGTGCGGCTTTTTAGTCATTCTCGGCACAGCCGGCGCGAGCGACGCTGACGCAATTTCCTTCGGGCAGGTAGTCGCCCGCAGCACTGTCGGACTGGCTATGTTTGCTGGTGGCGCGTATGCGGGAGGGCTCATGCGATGAACAAAAAAGACCCTCGGCGACAGCTGATCGGCAAGGCATCCAAGGTGAAAGGTCAGCAATTTGAAGCGCGTCTCGACGCCTCGTTCGCATACTACGCGCTCAAAGGCTATGCTATTGTCGAAAAGACGCCTGAGCCAATGCGCCCCACAAAGTCACTCGGCAACGGAAAGTTTATTGCCTACTACGAAAAGCAGGCCCAGCCGGACTACAAGGGGACAATCAAAGGCGGGCGCACCGTAATGTTTGAAGCGAAATTCACCGCCGCCGACCGCATCGAACAGAGCCGCGTTATGCCAGGGCAGACCGATTACATGGACAGGCACCAGGCCTTGGGCGCACGCTGCTTTGTGATTGCCGGTTTCCAATCCGGCAATGTCTACCGAGTCCCTTGGGGGGACTGGAAAACCATGAAAGAGAGGTACGGCAGAAAGTATGCGACAGAAGCCGACCTCGAAGAATACCGCGTCCAAATCTCATGGAACGGTACATTGCTTTTATTAAGCTGACATTTTGAAAGGAGTTCTCTATCATGAGCGAAATTTCTATGTACGAAGCACAGAAAAAGAAGCTGCAAGGCCTGTGTGACGAGCACAATCTCACCTTCCGCTTTAAGAAGGATGGCTATCCCATCACGCTCACTATTCGGCCTATTCAGGGCATGGACGCACAAATCTCCATGCTGGAAGGTGCGGAGGACAACGGCTATTGCAGCCCCGACGCATTTATGATGTGGATTTTCAGAGACGGCTCGCTGGAGACTAAGATTGGCGGCGGCACATTCACGATTTCCAAGACGCTCCGCACCAAAATCGAAACTGTGCTGGTTAAGATGATCACCTACTGGCAGCAGTATTTCTTCCGTGACGTGATGGAAAAAGGCGCGCTTCGCACAGGGCTGATGCCAGTGATCGACGAGGACGAGGCCGATGACGCAGAAGGTGCAGCAATGCCCGATATCGACAGTCTCGAAGATGCCGAGGACATTGAGGATTGCACAGAGATGGACACTGACAGTCCTGATGTGCAACAGGCCACTGCTATTGTGCGGGCTGAGAACAAAGCAACTGTAGCCCTGTTGCAACGCCGAATGAACATTGGTTTTGCAAGAGCGGCGCGCCTGATCGATGCGCTGGAGGAGCTGGGCGTCATTGGGCCGGACAACGGCGGCGGTCCGCGTGAAGTGCTTCCCGCAGATGCCCCGACCGACGATGATATGGAAGGGGGCGAATGCTGATGGCGCGGATTTATACCGATGAGGCCGTGAAGCGGGCGGCAGAAATCTCCCGCAAGGATTACAAGACAATCAAGCACATGGACAAGGCGACGCTTGCGGCCTACCTCAGCCGCGTGTGGAAACGCGGGTATGACGCCGGGTATCAAGCCGCCGTTAAGTCGGTCGCTCCGCAGCTGCGCGAAGCCGCAGAACTGAAAGCAGCGGACAAGGAGGGCTAAGTCATGGGAAACGCCCTGCGGCACGTCAGAGGGGAAAGTCAGAAGAATATCGTCCGCTTCATAGAAGGGCTGAGTGGGAAGTATTCCCGCTGGGACATCTGGCAGGACTTCATCATCATGTCGGCCATCGCAATCGCCAACACGATGGGAGGCCCGCAGGCCAAGGCCAGGGAAGAAATGTACCGCAGCCGCGCAGAGAAGTATTCCGCTAAGGAGCTGGAAGTCTTTGCAGATATGTTGCTTGAGGTCGTAGCCGAATTGGAGCGCGATCCCGAGCAGGACTTCCTCGGTGAGCTTTTTATGGCACTCGGCCTCGGAAACGAATGGAAAGGACAGTTCTTCACCCCTTACAGCGTCTGCAGGGCGATGTCCGCTATCACCTATGCTCCTGATATGTCAGCGCGTATAGAAAAGCAAGGCTGGGTATCTGTGAACGACCCTGCTTGCGGTGCCGGTGCGCTGCTGATCGCATTCGCCAATGAGTGCCAAAAGCAGCATATCAACTATCAAACCTCGGTGCTGTTCGTGGCGCAGGATATAGACTTTCTCGCAGGCTGCATGTGCTATATCCAGTTGAGCTTGCTCGGATGTCCTGGCTATGTTGTCATTGACGACTCTCTCCTGCACCCGTCCGTCAGTTACGACGGTCGCGGTCTGTTGCCAAAAGACGGTCCGCAGGTTTGGTATACACCAATGTTCTTCCGTGATGTTTGGCACTATCGCCGCATCGGGGCGCAAATGGATCTCCTGTTCCGAAATGCAGCTGAACAGATGCCGGAAAAAGAACCGACATCTGCCGGGCCGCCGGAACAGGAGAAACCCTTGTCAGAGGCAAAAGGCGGACAGCTTACGCTATTTTGATGGGAGGGAACGGAATGCGGCAACCGCCGCCTCTCGGGAGCCGGACGTGGAGGCCCGAGGAGGAAGATTATTTGATGGAAACATGGGGACAGCTTTCCGTTCCCACCATTGCAAAAAAGCTCAATCGTACCACAAACGCCGTCAAGGTCAGAGCGCAGCGCCTCGGTTTGGGTGCAGTGCTGATGTCAGGCGAATATGTCACGCTGAACCAATTGATAACCGCCGTAACGGGCAGCGAGAAATCTTACAGTTACAAGATAAAAAGCTGGGTTGAAAATCGCGGTATGCCTGTCCACATGAAAAAGGTTGACCGCTGTAGCTTTCGGGTGGTCTACATAGAGGAGTTCTGGAAGTGGGCAAAACAATACCGCAGTTTCATCGACTTTTCCAAGATGGAGCCGTTGGTGCTCGGTAAGGAGCCGGACTGGGTAGCCGAGCAGCGCAAGAAAGACTTTGAGGCATACGCCATTCAGAGGAAAGACCCGTGGGGAGAGGATGAGGACTCTCGGCTGAAGATGCTGCTCAGTAAGCACAGGTACTCATGGGCGGAAATTTCCGAGATGATGCATCGTTCTCACGGTGCGATCGCGCGCCGTTGCCGTGACCTCGGCATCAAGGATCGCCCCGTTTCGATGGAGCTGACCGGCAAGCGTGGCACATGGACCAGCGAGGATTTTGAAATACTGGCAGACGGCATCCGCCACGGCGACAGCTACGCTGCCATAGGCAAGGCGGTCGGCCGTTCCGAAAAGTGCGTCCGCTCCAAGGTCTACAACGATTATCTGACCGAGAACGCCGACAAGGTGCGGGAACTGCTCGGTGATGGCGCGTGGGGATATGGCGCGCCGGAAATAGATGTCCGTCATGGCTTC